AGCAAATTCTACTCTAGGAGAGATTGGACAAGAGTTCAACACCTTCTGTGTAAGATTTCCTGTCACTTGAGGTGGAACGAACATCACAGTGAAATCGTTAGCGGCGAGATCTCCATATACTTTAAGTTTTATCTTCAAACCTACGTTCTTTCCGTAAAACATACTACTCACTAGCTGAGGGACTGAAACCCCTTTATCGCTAAGGAGTCTTTCACCAATATAAGTATTTAAATTGATTTTAGTAACTCCTATGCCTACTACTAATGTAGGCATCTGATACATTCTACGTATAATAGGTCTAAGGTCAATAGGAGAAAATAATCTTTCTTGATGAGATTGATCTGTATTAACAGAAGTGGAATAATCCACTAGGGTTGTATCGTTCTGAGGTTCATTCATGACGTTTAAGCCTTGTGTAACCATGGTCTCTTTAATAATCAAAGGAGGAGGTGGCACCACTGCTGAAACCAAAGGAAATTGATCAACTACTTCCGTGGCATATCCATGAAATGTTAAATCGTCTCCGCCTGACATAAACACATTAAATGACACTCCGGTAGGAGAATCAGTTGATATAACTAAAGGCTGTGCGACGTAAATATAATACATTCCATGAAACAATGCTTCCAAATCCATATTAGGAGAACAAGGAGTCAATTGATTTCGACACAAGTAAGGTAAAGTGATTGTTTGAATTTGTCCACCTCCTGTAAATTCTAACAAATGAGATGGAGCGCTAAGTAAACCATCATAAACAGGTTTTCCTCGCATTACTTCCGCAGGAGGATTATAAAGTTGAATTAACCTTAATTTCACTTGCTGTTTGTTGTTCATAACAGACTGTATATGAATTTTTAACGATCCTCTCCACGCTCTAGATACTCTGTGCAATAATTCTATATTATTGGCCATCCTAACAACTGCATTACGTGCAGCTAAACCTCCTTGAAAAGGAGAAATAGGACGAGACCATTTTAGCTTACCAACACTGTCATCTACAAGAACTGGAAAAGTACCTAAGTACTGAGGTTTACTTAAAATATGTTTAATAGACATTTCATCTACTGATGTATTAAAAATTGGTCTATCAATTATTCGGTCGATCTCTGGATAGGGATCTAATTTCTCAAAAAATT